ACCCTATTAACCCTATGAAAATTAATATAATAACTATAGTAATAATCATCCATTTCTCAATAGGATTGTGAAAAAATTTCATTATTCTTTATTAAGTATATTTAGGTTTCCAGACTTTCCAGAAAAAAAAATTAAATTGAATATATGCCTTATGATTGTTATTGCATTTATAGTTTAAAAAAATGGCCTTATTTTACTTATAGAGCTTTCAGCAGGCCTCCATTCAGTTTACAGGTTTCCTGGTAAAAGTCAATACATATCTTATTCATTTCAGATAATGAAGAAGGCCAGCCTTATTCATTTAGGTCAATTCTATTTGCAGTCACCTTAAAGGTTTCTCCTGTATGCAAGACTGCCTTTGTGGTATTTGAAGTCTTTTTACCTTCAATCGTTTCCTGTAGGTCTCCTTCTACAAAGGTGGTCATATTCCCTTTGACCTTAACATTGTAATCCCCACCTGCATTCACATTGATTTTGCCATCAACGGTCACTAGGTTTATATTCCCTTTATCCACTTGGACATTTATGTTTGCATTCGGTCCTACTTGTATGTCATAATGGTTATTGAGTACTCCCGATTTGTTAATGTAAATCTTATGGCGGCCTTCTATGGTGGTATCCGATTGGCCTTCTATAAGGGCTTGACTTTTGCCTGAAGTTATGATATAATGATCGCCCTTTATTATCTCCGTTTGTGTCCCATCCGGATGTATTTCATAGGAGGTACCGGTTCTATGGGATTCAAATATTCTCTCAGCATCCTTCGTATCGTCCCATTCTTTAATATGGCCGGATTCGGTCTCCCAAACATGGTTAAAAGGATAACTGGCCGCATAAGGGGTTTCAGGTTGGTCCCAGGTATCTCCATCTGAAGCAACGGTTTTACTGCCGTCTGCATTGTCCACCAAATTAAAGTCGGCAGTCGCAATAGAGGTCTTACGCACCAATTTCCGGAGTTCTAGTGCAAGGTGGGGAGTCTGCGTATCATTAACTGCGAGCCTGTTGGTGTCCACTTCACCTTCGTATTTCGGGTAAATGCCTTCTGCGTCCACAAATCCAAGAGGCCAGCTCTTATCATTTTTGAAAATAGGTTTGCCAGGGATAGTGCCAATAACCATAGGCTCTTGACAAGACTTACCATCACGATGGTAACCGAAGACCCATGTGCCTTCAACAAGAAAACTCGGTGAATGGCCTAACCCGGATATACCTGTGCTCGTGACCGGCATAATGACCTGCGACCACGGCAAATCTTCTGTGGGTAATATCTGCTTATCGTTGGTATGGAGACCCACGCAACGCACTCGCACACGGCCTAGTTTCTCTGGATCCATCCTGTCTTCCACAACACCGGTGAACCAGATAAAGTTATTGTACCCTATAAAATGTTTGTTCATATTAATATTTTTATCGTTAAATGTTTTCTTTTAAACCGCTAACTATACGCATTTAATCCTTATTTATTCCTATTGTACGCAATCTGCGTATCGCTGATTTGACCTTCTGCGTAGAGTACAAATAGGCCTGCGTCAGCGTCGTTTGAATATGCGTAGAGGCCTTATTAAAGGTTTCTCTTTTACTCTCAACACGGTAGGCTCTGATAATGTTCTCTCGGACACCCCTAACGGTTGCCTTGAGCAGTCTTACTGGTAGTTTCTCTACCCTTTTTAGTTCTTCTTCTATCATATCCCTTTCCTCATGTTCTCTTTGTTATCAAATTGTTTATGAGTATTACCTCTCATACTCTTACCTGTTAAATATCTCTTTATCAGGCCGGTTATCCTCCCTTTGGTATTCATACTTACACGGCCAGCCTTTATGGCGCCGGAATCAGCGGAATCTCGGAGGTTCTGTGAGGTTCTTTTCATTTTAATCTATTCCTCTTGTTTGTATATATTATATGATTCAGAGTTGTCTTTCCCTTCTGGAGGTGTGTCCTCCTCATACGGATATGCTGTCCTAACGCTGTCCTTAAAGCATTTGAGTATCATTGTATTGTTTCCTGCGTCAACATTAACAGTATGTTTAACTGCCATCACTAGATAACGACCAGAGGTATATGGATTCTCCTCTTCAGGTTCATTTGGAGCAGCAGGTCTCAGCATAGGCATACTAAAGGTAATTATATCACCTGCACCAATTGATGTATTACCATATACTAATAATGTTAAATTCATATTTCTATAAGCCTGTTTTTGTGATATGATTTTACCTATTGTCATTCCTGGGTTTATAAAATCATAATCATTATGTACCTTAGCAGTATTGCTAAAACACATTAAATTGGATAATGGGTTTTCAGATAACCAACCTTTATTATTCCACGGTGCTAGAGGTAATAATGCTTTTGGTACATTACCATCACCTTTAACTTCACAATGCCATTGGTTCATAAACTCCCTATGATAATTAAAATCATAATGTTTAATTTCTTTATTATATGCGTCATGAGTCACCACCCGATTAGCGTACATGCCTTGTTGTATATTCTCCAGAGTATCCACAGGTTTATCAAATTCATATTTTAGAACCGAGGACATCCTTCTAGTTATATCAGGTACTGGATTGTCCACATGTGGATTTCCATCGGTTACCCTTACAGCTTGAGAAGTAAAGTTCCATCTTGACTGTCTATTAAAAGCACCGCCCTTTACCAACATAGACTCTAAACTTCTAAATTTAAATCCACTTGCTGTTTCATAAAACAAATAACCTGCATTATTATATTTACCTGCAACACTCTTGCTTGCTAGAAAATCAATTGTTGTATAAGGTCTCCAATTAGGTATGACATATTTGGTATTAGTTCTTGTCGGTTCAAATTGTAATATCTTCTTACTATTTAAAAATGATTTATTCCTTACTATCTTTTCAATACTTTCTTCTATCGGTCCGGTAAAGGCTTGACTTATCTTTGAAATACTGTTATAGTACATTTCTTGGGAACAGAAAAAGATTTGGTAATATTGATTTTTACCTCCCTCTTCTAGTCTTATTTTATCTACTTTGTATATTTGGAAAGGTTGTCCATTATCTAGTGTTGCGTCATAACCAGGCAAACCAGGAGTATTAAACTTAACGGATAATTTTTCAAGACCTGTGATAGGTAATATAGTTCTAATATCTTGGGTATCATATACTATAACCGACCCAACCATATTATGTTGGAATATATCTTCACTAATTTCAAAGTTAACGGTAATACCTAATATCTCCATAGGTTTTGGTGCCGATAATTCTTTAGTGATTCTGTAAGGTATAATGCTCAGGTCAGAAATGGTATACTGACCCGGCTTATCTAATGTGTTCTTATCTGTATAACCCATATCATTTTCTAATCAATTTTCGGAACTCATCAATAAAAACATTCAAGTATGTTGGCAATAACATTTTAATTTGTCTTTTCTTATCTTGTAATCTTCTTTCATATTGTATATTGGATACCGATACTGCACCTATGTCCGTTGAATTGCAACAAATCATATGTGAATAATCTGCCGGTCCATCACCTTTTTGTTTACCACTTGATTGTATTTTTTCATAATGATGAATACCATCTGGATTGTCATATTTGTCTTTACAAAACTGTTGGAAATTATATTCATCCAAAGGCCAGTCATAGTATCTATTGATAATATTATTAACCAATAGTACAATAAAAAAATAATCTGTAGAACCGTATGCTTTATATGCCACAGCTTCAGGAGAATCTCCTTCATTTATATCATAAGCATCCAAAAAGGATAAATTGCCTAAAATTTTACTTCTAGCTCTTACTCTTCTGAATATATCAGGTACTAATTTATATGCTCCACCTGTGCCTGCTATTTGATATGTAATGGTAGGAAATTCTGCAAAATATCTCATTATGCTCCATCCACTATATCATTTTTAGTTAACATTCTATCTTCAACAAATGATACTGATAATTTTGTATGTGTTGGTTTCCCATTACCAAAAAATGAAAGTTCTTCTTCTGGTGAATAATCAATTGATACATTTTCACAATAACATGCACCAATTTTATGTAAATTTTCATTTTCTTCTGTCTTATGGTAATATCTAATTTGCCAATAATTTGGTATTTCAAATATAGCACCAAATTTATCTTTAAGACCTGGTGATGAATTGTATTTAAATATGGTACATATTTGTTCTACTGCTAATGACTCTTTTTCATTTCTAGGCCAAAAGTCAAAGTCATATGAGAATTTTCTATATACTGGTCCATCATAAAATTGTTCACTTCTATTATTAATTGCCATATTATATCTTTTAGCAACGAGCCTCATAGGATCACCCATGCCAGCTATACTTGCAAATTCACCTAATGCTTTTTTACCATATCTAATCAAAGGACCACCAGTACCTACTAGAGCTGCTTTCATTTGTTCACCGCCGGTTTCAGCGTCTCCAACACCTATCATGCCTTGCTCAATATCTCCAAACAAAGCAGCATCCTCCGCTGTATAAGTTTGACCATATTTTACCTTAACATCAGGAGGCATATACAAAGCAATCGCTGTTGTATTATGATAACCAGAAGGTTGTCTTATTGTTGCTAAATCACCTGCGTTTAAATTAAACAAATCTCCAATTTTCTTACCAACAGCAGTAGATATATTTGCTTTTGCTTTATCTACGGTATCTGCTTCCCGAGCTGATTGAGAAAAAGGAGTATTTCTATCTTGTGGATTATAATTAATAAAACCAGAATTAAATACAATATAGTGTCCCAATTCTTCAGTTCCTAAATCTAAAGGATATTGTACAGATTCGAAAGTTAATGGATTTCTTTTTAATGATTCTTGCTGACTGTCTTTAATTTCAAAAGGTGACTTTGATAGTAATGTAGCTGCAACCTTACCTGCGTCCTTGCTACTATTGCTAGCAAAATTGCTAACTATATTAGAAAGAAATGGTGTTGCTAAATTATTGATTACGCTTTTTAATAGTTTCTTTGCCATTGACTAAATATCCTTATTAGTAATATTTATATAGATTATACATAGATTATGGCAAAGAGTTATAAAGGATTATTCAAACCAACTAACCCAAAGAAGTATGTTGGTAATCCCAATCAAATAGTATACCGTTCATTGTTAGAAAGACGCTTTATGCGTTATTGTGACTTGAATAAAGATATACTGCATTGGGCAAGCGAAGAATTGCCAATTCCATACTTCAATCCACTAGATAAAAAATACCATAGATACTTTCCAGACTTTGTAATTAAAACTATTAAAGAGGAGAAGTATATGATAGAGATTAAACCTTCTCGTCAAATCGGTAAACCAAAACCACCTAAACGAAAAACCAAATCATATTTAAGAGAGAGTTTCCAGTATATCAAAAATCAAGCCAAATGGCAAGCCGCTAAATCGTATTGTAGTGATAATAATATGAAATTTAAATTGCTTACTGAAAAAGAATTAGGTAAGTATTAAGCCATTGCTTCAAAATACAATGCTTTGTCGTGGTATGGGTCAACAACAGTATTTAATTTGCCAGCATAAATTTTTGTACTAGAATTTGATGATTGATTATTTGATTTAATTGATTGGTCTACTATCATTGGTCTTACTTCAGGCATACCAGCAACATGGGACATTAAATCCAAATCCAATCTTTTCTTATCTGCAACACTCATATTATCAATCTCATCCACTCCTGTCATACCACTTGCACCTTGGGTAATTACCGACATGTTGGATGTTATTGAGTTGATATCATGCTTTACTCTTTTATTATAACCTTCTATTGTTTCTTTCATATCTTCTTCTCTTTGGGCCACTTGAGCGTCGCCTGTTTCTGATAAATCAGCGCCAAGTCTTTTTGCAGCTTTTATAGAAGCACCGGTTGCCATAACAGCGTCATAACTTTCCCAAAATGCTTCTCCCGGTGATTTTCCACCTGGTAAAGCAGCTTTCATTGCCGCTAATGCACCTGATCCGATTGCCTTAAACCATGTGCCCATATCAAACAATACAGTTCCTCCACCTGCCCATTTAAATATTCCTTTAATCCAATCTATAGCAGCATTAACAGGTGCCATAATTGTATCTTTCAAATTAAATGGTGTTTCGGGGTCTCCCCAATTGAATATATCCTTAAAGAAATTAACAATCAAATTAAGTGGTGCTAATGCTATATCAGTTATCCAACCAAATGTACCGCCGACTAAATTGCCAAGACCTGCTGTAATTCTTTCTAAATCAAGTGTAAATATACCTGCCACAAAATCTACAAGACCACCTAATGCCTTTGTAAAGTTTGCCATTACATCTTCACCAAATTGTGTTATACTTGCTCCCATTGCGTCAAGTCCTAAAAATGATAAGAAAGAACCTAGTAAACCTGTAACCAATCTAACTAAACTTCCAATAAATCCATCAACAATTCCTACAATTGCCCCTTTAATACCACCGATAATACCATCTGCTTTATAACCT